AAGCCCCCAGCGGAGTGTGAAATCATAGAACCCTCGGATGAGGAGGATGACTTTTTTTTCTAGCCCTTATAATAAAAAACGATGATGATGAAACGCATTGGTTCCCGCGCCGAAGTCATGCACGGCAGCGCGACGATGACCGAAGGTGGTCTCATGAAGAAGGATTTGTACCTCGACCCCAACGATGGCCGCATCAAGAGCAAGAAGGCGCACGCCGCCGCGATGGCGCGCATGAAGGCTGAAGGTAAGGCGCACTTCGTCAAGGTGTGGAAGCCCAAAGGCGTGAAGAAGGATGGCGAGGTCAAGTTGCAGGCCAAGGAGGGTTCGAGCGAGTACGACCGCAAAATGAAGCAGTTCAAGCGTTTGCAAAAAAAACTCTGAGCACATAGTAATACATGATGACTCTCGCATTGTGGGACGAAGCGGTCGCCGAGGCTAAGAAGCAGATGGGTGTGAAGGATGCGTTCGTTCGCATCGAAGGTAAGTTATTAAAAAAGTGTCAGCTCATCTACACCGCCTTGGTGGCGGGTACTAAATAGAGAACTGGAACCCCTTGAGACGTTCCGGTTCAAACACTTGCAACTGGTGCAGCTTCCACGTGACGCCAAATTTCCGGTTCAAGAAATACACAGAACACATCTCCACGATGGGTCTTCCTGAATTTCTTGAATACATACCGTGCGTCACAGCCTCCTTACACAGACGCTCCTTGTTCGCGTCGAACACATCCGCCTTCATGACGTCGTTCATGTCCGTGTCAACCTTGACGCGAAACTTTGGCGCGTGTCCCGGGTTCTCCTTGATGTTCGAGTTGAACATCGGAATCAGTTCCTCCTTGGTCATCGGTTTTTGAAAAATGTCCTGACTCTGCGCGACGACGGCGTCGATGACCATGTCTTCCACGTCGCGGAGGGTGTTGTAAAACTTTTGAACGTAACCACCTTCCTCGTCCCAACCAGTCAACGCCAAGTCCAAAGTGTACTTGGTGGGACCGACCTCGGGTGTGAATCCACAGATACCAAAGGGCATGTACAAACGCGGGGCTTGCGTGCGAAGATGTCCACCATCCTTGTTGGTGATGACAATCTTCTTATTCTTATAGCTACCGATGTCGATGTTAGAGCACAACTCAGTGAACTTCATATTAAATAAATCAAATCATAACTTTAAGCAGAACACGCGACGCAATCGGGTTCGATGTCGAGCGAGAACTGGATGGGCTTCGCCTTGGCCTTCGAGCGCAGGTAATACATGCCCGTCTTCAGCCCTTTCTTCCACGCGTACATGTGCATCGACGACAACTTACTGAACGTGGGACTTTGCATGAAGAGGTTCATGCTCTGGCTTTGACACACGAAGCGTCCCCGGTCGGCAGCCATGTCGATGATGCACTTTTGGGAAATTTCCCACACCGTTTTGTACCTGTTCTTGATGTCGTCGGGAATGTTTGAGATGTTCTGGACCGAACCATCCGCCTTGATGAGCAGGTCTTTCATCGCCTTGGACCACAGGCCCAACTGTTTGAGGTCCTCCACCAAGTGTTTGTTCACGACGACGAATTCTCCCGCGAGCGTGCGTCGGAGATAGATGTTCGTCGTGTACGGTTCGAAACACTCGTTGTTCCCTAAAATTTGCGCCGTGCTCGCCGTAGGCATGGGCGCGAGGAGGAGGGAATTTCTGAGACCATCGAGTTTGATGCGTTGACGCATCGCGTCCCAGTCGTACATACCACTCAACTTGGTCTCCCCTTGCCACATGTCGAACTGGAGGATGCCCTCACTCGCGGGACTGCCCTTGAACGTGGGATAGGGGTGGGACGCCTTCGCCAAATCACAACTCGCCTCGAGAGCGGCGTGATACATCGTCTCAAAGATGTAGCTGTTCATCGCCCTGGACGCGTCGCAATCGAAAGGCAACTTACACATGTTGAACGCATCCGCCAAACCCTGGACCCCGATACCGATGGGTCGATGGCGCACGTTGCTCTGTCGGGCGTTGACGGTTGGGTAGTAGTTTCGGTCGATGACTTTGTTCAAGTTCTTCGTCAAGACTTTGGTCACTCTGTGCAACGCCTCGTAGTCGAACGTGTTATTCTCCGTGTCGACAAACTTCGGGAGCGCGATGGACCCCAAGTTGCACACCGCGGTCTCGTCCTTGTCCGTGTACTCCAGAATTTCCACGCAAAGGTTTGAACTCTTAATGACGCCTAAATTCTTTTGATTGGACTTGGCGTTGCACGCGTCTTTGTAGAGCATGTACGGCGTTCCCGTCTCGGTCTGACTCTTCAAGATGGCTTTCCACACGTCGGCGGCGTCCACGGTGCGCTTGGCCAATCCCTCCTGTTCGTACTTTGTGTACAACTTGTCAAACTCGTCGCCGTAGCAATCGGACAACCCTTTCGCGGTGTCTGGGCAGAACAGGGACCATCGACCACCTTCCTCGACGCGTTTCATGAACAGGTCTGGAATCCACATGGCCGTGAACAAGTCGCGACATCGCGATTCGTCATCACCCTGGTTCAGACGTAACTCGAGAAACTCCATGACATCGGCGTGCCACGGTTCGATGTAGATGGCGAATGAGCCTTTCCTCTTACCAGCCTGGTTCACGTACCTGGCCGTGGCGTTGTACACGCGGAGCATGGGAACGATGCCATCGCTGCGTCCATTGGTGCCTCGAATGTGCGACCCACTGGCACGCACGTCGTGAATGTGCAATCCAATGCCACCGGCCCATTTACTGATGGCTGCGCACTCGTGCAGGGTGTCGTAGATGCCGTGAATGCTGTCGTCTTTATTTGCCACTAAAAAGCACGAACTCATTTGTGGTCTGTGCGTGCCGGCGTTGAACAGGGTCGGGGTCGCGTGGATGAAATAGCCTTGACTCATGAAATTATACGTCTCCAGGATGGATGGGAAATCCTCCCCGTGCACGCCTATGGCCACGCGCATGAACATGTACGACGGGGTTTCGCAAATTTTTCCATGTACTTTTTGGAGGTAGGACTTCTCCAGGGTTTTCAGTCCAAAGTAGCCATAGTCGAAGTCTCTCTCGGGCTTGATGTAATCGTTCACGAGTTCCGCCACGCGGACAATCTCGTCGGTGACCACACCCCCCTCGTGCAAAGCCTTCATGGCGTCGACGAAGGTGTTAGGCGCTTGCTTCTGAATGTTTGAAGCGACGATGCGCGTGGCCAAGACTTCGTAGTCGGGGTCGCTCGTGATCATGCCGATACAAATCTCGGCCGAGAGCGTGTCCAACTCCTGGGTCTTGATGCCGTCGTACATGCTGCTGAAGACTTGTTGCGCCACTTTGGTGGGGTCGACTTCGGGTGAGAGTCCATGAATCAGGTTGGAGATACGGGTGGTGACTTTGTCAAATTTCATGTCTTCAACGCGACCATTTCTCTTGGTGACTCTCATCCTCGGGGGTGGGGGTGTTGTATAATTAGGGTATGAATTTTTTAATTACATTTCAAATCACTCGCGCGAATGGTGACCGCACCGGCTACTTCTTTCTTACGATTGGATTGCATGAGGTACGTGTTCACGAAGAACGGACCGTCTTCCCCGGGCTTCGCCACGGGTGCGTACGAGTTCACGAAACAGGCCGGGGCTTGACACGGCTTGACCTCGACGTTCTGGGGCTTGTTGGCATAGGTCTCGTCGAAGTCGGCGAGCTCCATGATATTATTTAATAGAAGTAAATATTATTTTCCTCGGGTATATTAAATGTGTGACAACGTCCAGCTGAACACAATCAAACAGTGCGCGACACCCCTGAACACCCTGTACTTCAGCGACTTTAATCGGGACCTCCTTCAACGTGGGATTCGTGAAAAGTTCAAGCAAATCACGGGCATCAAGATTGATTATCAGAACGACGACGACCTCAAGACCCTCATGCGTTACGTGTTCATCAACAACGCCGGCGACCATTACGGCGACGTGAATAGCCAGGTCCGCGCCATGAACACGGTCGTCATCGACACCGCGGTCGGCCAAGTGAAGACTGGCGTGGCCCAGTACCTGGCCTATCTCAAGGAGATTGACACGGCGACCATCCCCATCGACCGACCGGAAAACACCTCGCTTTATGGAAAAAAGAAGAATTACGCCAACATCATCAAATTGTGATCGTCACAATTCGACGCAAAAACATGAACAAAAACGCGTGGACTCAGAGCGAACACACTCGATTTCTTCTAGGGTTGCAAATCTACGGTCCCGGGAAATGGGCCAAGATTTCCAAGAAATACGTGCTCACCCGCTCACCCACGCAAGTCGCGTCGCACGCGCAAAAGTATCACGCGCGCCTGGTGAAAGTTGGACGACGGCGTAAGAGTATCTTTGACCCGCCGACCGTGCATAGACCAATAGCCACCTATCCTACCAAGGATTGGTATAAAAAATATTGTATTAAGTAAAGAGCAATGCTGCTGTCTGAAGAAGATGCCATGAATAAACTGAACCCCTATGTCCTGTTTGACTTTTCACTCCCAGGAAGCGTTCGACAGACCCCCGATTTCGCCGACCATGGCAGAGAGGTTCACGGTGGGCGCGACGTCAAACGAACGAGCCCCATCTGCGACGTGGCGTCCACCTCCGGCGACCGCACCATTGACTTTTGCAAGGGTGGTCGCGAACCATCGTGTCCGCTGACGCGCCCCGCGTACCCGCGCAGACGCATCGACACGTGTGCTGCGAAGACCTCGAGCACAGGACGTGTCCGCCTACCCACCACCACGAAGGATGTGAACGTGGTCATCCCCCTTCTCGTCGTGTTGCTCATGGTGGGGTTTATTTTTATTCGAAAAGGTTAACGACGTTATAAAATTTCTCGAGTCTGCGCGTATCGGTGCAGTGATAGATGATTTCGGGAAGCACGTCCATGCAAAAGTCGACCACGAGCGCGCGCTGCCAACTGCGACGAAGATTGACGTACGGCGGGGTGAACGTTGGGTCTAATATTTTGGATGCGCACATGAGTCGAGTCGAACACTCCACGTTTTCGATGACGATTTCGCACATTTTCTGCAACACCTCGGTCGTCTTCTCGACCATGCTGTCCAAGAACTTTTCCAAACGAATGTTTTGTTTCAGCGAGGTGATCTCCACCCAGTCCCCTTTGGGTGTGGTGCGAAAGTAATCGACGAACGTCTCGTAGCGGTTCTCGCCGACCACGTACTTGGCGTACTCAACCTCCACGAAATCAGCACCGAGCTCGACGTCGTTGATGAATTTAGCAGACTGAAGGAAACTCATGCTTTATTACAACTCGTATCTTTTAAGTTCATGCCACACGCATTTTTCTTTTTCCATTTTTCGGAAGGACGTCCCGCGCGGACTTTAGAAAACTGTACCATGGGATTAAAATATAGTACCAATAGAAAGTAAAATGAGCGCGCGCGCATTCATCCCTGCCCTCGCGATCACGGGCACGAGTCTGTTGTGTCCCAATTTGAAAAGTTCAGGACAGGGGGTGCCCTTTCGCCCACCGGGGTGGGTGTTTGGTGTGGTGTGGCCCATCCTCTACGCGACCACGGGCTACGCGTGGTACCTGAGTAAACAGGACGTCCTATTCACAGCCATAACGGCTCTATGCTGCCTGTGGCTCATCGCGTACTCGTGCACTAAAAACAAGGACAAGGCCCCCTTGGTGATCGTGAGCGCGGCGGTGGCCACGTGGTACACGGTCGCCCAGCTCAAGGGTCCGGCCAGAAACTACACCCTCCCTCTCGCGATGTGGTTGACTTTTGCAAGTTATTTAAATATTTACGAGCAGTACTACGCATGAAGACGTTCACGTCCGTGGACGGGGTGAAAATTCACGTCGGTGAGAACGCCAAAGACAACGATCGACTGACGGAATCGTCCTACGGCCGAGAGTGGTGGATGCACGTCGCAGGGCACCCAGGCTCTCACGTCGTCATCGCGTGCGAGGACGACGTCGTGCCACGGGAGACGAAGCGCGACGCCGCGGTGCTCGCGGTGCGCCACAGCAGGGCACCCCCCTCGAAGATGGTCAAAGTTCACATGTGTAGGGTCGAAGATTTAGGTATCGGAAGGGCTTCGGGACAGGTATATTTAGATGGTGAAACTGTCGAATTGACTATTTTTATGGGAAGGGAGGGGGGTCGGCTCGAGAGACTTTTAAAGACATGACGTCAGTTCGCGACGCACGACATGTATTCGTCGATCGCGAACCAGTCGTTCAGCTTCATACTCACGGTGGATGACTTTAGGAACATGTTCCCCGAGGAGACGCGTCCGTCGTGGGTGAAGATTACCACGATCACGATGGTCGCCAAGTTCGGTCAACCCGTGGATCTCGAGAAGCTCCGAGAGGTGTTCGGTCGCGTCGAACACTTGTCGTTTCAAAGAGAGGGCGCCGTTGGATCTGATTTTCAGTGGTCCATAAAAAATACCACTTTTTACAATCAAATAACATTAGTGTATAAAGACCCATATTCCACTAAGAGTGTGAAAATTTTCCCCAATGGGTCCATCCAAGTCGCTGGGTGCTGCGACCTTTTCGATTGTCAGCGAGTGATCGCCCAACTTAAACAACTTTTCAAGACGTACCTCGACATGGAGTCGATGATAAAGGACGACGACTTTCGAGTCGTCATGATAAACAGCAACTACAGTCTGAATTATCACGTCAACCTGATGTTGGTAGCCAGACACTTTCAAAACCATGGAAACACGTTTTCAGTCAGTTTCCAACCGGACAAGTATTCGGCGGTGAAAATAAAATTCAAACCGTTCGAAGAAGCGAAAGAAATCACCACATCCATTTTCTCCACGGGTAAAATAATCATCACCGGTGCCGAGACCCTGAAAGAGGTTGCCTATGGATACAACATCGTGTGTCGACACATCGACCGATGCGACCAAAACATTCGCGTGTCGCCGACTGACGTCCGCGACTCGTTCGACACTTTCCTTGGATACAAATGTAACAGTCTTGTACATAAGTTGCGCAGCATGGGTTTTGAATCATGGCTTCAAACGACTCGAAACAATCGTATAAATTTTCTCCTGTAATAATAAATACAATGTCTCAACGCCTGGGAATGGCCGACGGCCGATGCTTCACGATTCACTCCTCAGCGCAACTCGTGAACAATTACATCATGAAACAAAACGGCATCGCTCTCGAGGACAACTACACGTACCGCCAGTTGTTGCAAAAGAGCGGTCCGGAAGTGCTCGCGAAAGTCCAAGGCTTGCAGGGCGCACAACAGTGCAACCAGTGCAACACGCCGTTGTTGAACGTCGCGGATATTTATTAAAAAAAGTTTAGGTAGGTACATGTAGTAATGACATGTTCTATATGTCTCAACGAGGTGAAGGCCACCAGGAACAACGCCATCCGTTGTGGACATATATTTCACGCGTCGTGCATCGAGCGATGGAAGGCGCAGGGTAAGCACACGTGCCCGGTCTGTCGAAAAGTATTCGATGTTTCCCAATTTAGCATAACATTGCAAGTGACGAATAACTTCATCGCTCGAACGTCAAACGTCGTGCACTTGAACGACGAGCAGGTGTTCAGTGTCCTCGACATCTTCGATGTGTCCTTCGAGGCGGAGACTCAGGACGACCTGGACTCACTTCTGAGAGACTTTGGGGTGAGTCTTGCCGACCTTGATGCCGCGATCCTTGACGCAGAATGACGAACAGAAGTTTGAGTAGTTCAGACCTGGGTAGTTTCTTGCCGCCTTGCGAGGGTCCTGAATCATCTTCCCCTTGGCGTCCACGAGGAGAGCGCCACCGTCGCTCCACCCCCTCTTATGGGACCACAAGTTGACTTTGAACACGATGCGCTTGCCCTCTTTGAACCCTCCAGCCTTGGTCGCGGCGTTGGCGATGCGCGCCTGTGGTACCTTGAAAAACGCAGCCACACTCTTCACGGTGTTGCCGGGTTGGACTTTGTATTCACAGAGCCCGTGTTGTTTGTAAAAGTGAAAGTCGCCTTGAGGTGACGTGAACATCATGATTTTGAAAAACCCTTTTTTACATCGCAACACGGGGTTAACCTTGTACACCTTCCCTGGGTTGTCCGAAATGACGCGTTCGGGAAGGCCTTTGCAATGCGTGTAGTTGTGATACGTGTTCGACATGCCGCTTCGGTCTCCTGGGATGCTCTTCTGCCAACGGTACGTTTCAGGATCGTTGACGGCGTAGGCGTAGCAGTTGTTCGAGTTCTTGTATTTGTTCCACAAACGCGTGGTAAATTTCTTTTCAGAACCACTCAGTGGAAGGACCATTTTATTATCTGTGTACATAATAAAATGCTCAGAGAAATCTCTAAGACTGAAACGAAGTCGGATATGCTCACGGAAGTCCTCCTCTACACGCTGATCATTCTCATCAGCACCTTCCTCTTGCGCGTGTTGTGGAACCGTTCGTTGGTGAAGCACATCAGCGTGTTGAAGCCCATCGAGACGATGTTGGACGCGTTCTTATTGTCCGTGTCCCTCATGATCATTCGAGGGTGTTAAATCCCGTGGTCATGTCACCGTTCGGGTGCTTAATAGTCGGATAGGCCTTGACACCAGCGGGGCACGTCCCTTTCTTCGAGCAATCCACGAATTCGTGGGAAATATTCTTTTCCTTCATGACGTCGAGTTGCTTACGAGTCCATCCACATCCCATGGTCCCGTAAACAATGTAGTCTCCGTTTTTCTTCGCAGCGGTGGTGGTGGCGTTCTTCATGGAGCACAAAATGTACGCGTCGATGAGGAGCAGAATGATGAGGGCAATCATGGTATGTTGTAATTACACTAGAAAATTATTTATTCTTCGTCTACGATTTCATCGTCGTCATCCACTTCATTGGACGGTTCGGGAAGGTCGATGCCCTGGAACGCGAACGATGGCAACTTGGCAGATTGTTCGACGAGCGCCTGTGAGAGGCGAATAGTGACACCAAACTTATTGTCGATGAACCAGATTTGGTTCAGGTCGACGATGGTGTGCACCTTGGCACCCTTCTCGACGTTGTCAAGGGGGATGCTCTCGCGGTTCATGTTGTAGCTCTCAGGGACGAAGGTTCCATCGGGCTTGGTGAGAATCTTCAACTTGATGGTCGCCGGGTACTCAGGCTTCCCCACGCGCACCAACGGCTTGTACAAGGCTTGCTTCAGGACTTCGACGTTGAATTCCTTCCCAAGCCATTCCACGGAGTTTTCCGCAACCTTGTTGACGATGAGTTCGTCGAGCTCCTCGAACGTCTTACGAAGTTCGACGGCTTCCGGGACGTCCGTGTCGAAGGCCAGGTCGAGGCTGTACGACGTCTTCCCCGTGCCCTCGTCGGTGAACGCGGAGAGGCCGTACGGGCATCGAAGTTTCGGAAATTGAATGAAGATTTTGTTATTGCCACCCTTGTTGAGGTAGACCGTCTTTCCGCCGTTCTTGTTCTTTTTCATCTTAGAGAAATCGACATCAGAAGCCTTGAATTCGGAAGCTTGGGTGATTGCGAGTGACATTTTTATTGTTTTGCTTGTATACCTAAGTACCGCGGATTAACTTTAACCCAGGGGAAAAATATATTTCTTTAATGTATACATACTCAGAATGTCGGCCGCGATCATTATGGCCATGCTTGGATGCTCGTGCTCGTCCGCCGCGGGCTTATTCTACACGTGCACCGATGGTTCGCTGCAACTGTCGAACCTCAACGCGAATAGCTGTTTGTCGTTCCTCACGTCGAACGCGACGCCGACGACCACTACCGTCGACATGGCCATCAATTGCCAATACATCACGGTCGAACAGACCACGTCAAACGCGATCTCGCTCTCGGACATCGAGGTCTACGACCTGTCCGGTACCAGCCTCATCGTGCACGCGGCCACGGCGACGGAGCGCGCGTCTGCGATAGAAGGTGCGACGACCGCTAACGGTCTCGCCAACTTAATCGACGTCGAGACGGGCACGGCCACGCTCGGCACGGCACCGGCGGTGGCCGCCGATGCCACCGACAAGGCAAAGGTGGTCTTAGACCTCGGTGGTCTCAAGAAGGTGCACAAAGTGGTCTTGACGAACACCGCTACCGCAGCCAGCCAAGTCAACATCGCGGGCGCGAAACTCGTGTTCAGTGGGAACGAAGTGGGCGACGCGGGTGCCGTCGCCAAGAAGATAATCGCGACGTCGCCAGTCATCGACTTCGCCGCGGCCAAGTACACGTACAAAATCACGAGCGACGCCTATGAAAAATGGAAATAATTTCACAGGGTAATACAGATGTCCGTCGTGCTCGTGTTTGGTCTCATGGGATGTGCCGCGTCCTCGGCGGTGGGACTCGCGTACACGTGCACAGAAGGCAGTTTCGACCTGAGCAACTTGAATACCAACGCATGTTTTTCATTCACGGGCACGGAGTGTGTCCCTGAGTGTCCACCATGCAAACCAAGCCCGGTGCCAGTGTTGTGCCGATACATCGACGTCAAGCAGACGACGTCCAACACGTTCATCCTTTCCGACATAGCAGTCGTCGGCGGGGAGACGGGCGTGACGAATCTCATCAAGAACATGACTCCAGCGGCGTCCATCGTGGGCGTCAACAACTCTACACTCATAGACGCAGAAGAGGAGACCGACGCACAGGCGACGTCGTCGTTCACGCTCGATTTAGGCGCGGTGCGTGAAGTCCTCGAGGTGACGCTCACGAACACGAGCGATGTCGCCCATCGAGCTGACGTGTGTGGTACGAAAATCATCCTTCGACGACCTCTGTACCAGGGTGAGACGAGTACGTCCACGGCTGTCAATCTCGAGGAATCTCCAATCATTCAGAACGTCAGAAGCACGTACACGTACACCACAGGGACCTTGTCCTGGAAATAAAATTTTTCTACGCATATATTAAAATGGCATTGTTCAAGGATTGCGGCTGCGGCTGCAACGGCGAAAAGCAACAACAAAAGCTCGTCATCAGCGTCATCTCCGCTTTGACGTTTTTCATCATCTCCAACCCACAGACGTACATGTTGACCCGTGGATTGTTGGGCCAAGGTTTGGCCAGCCCGAACGGGTGCCCGACGATGTTGGGCTTGTTCGTTCATACCCTCGTGTTTCTTCTCGTCACGTGGGGTATGATGAATATCAAGCGCGAGTCTAGAACTCCTCGTCAAAATTAATTGTGTCCTCAGTGACGTCCATTTTACCATAGTCGCCAACCCTTTTCTCGAAGAAGTTTGTCTTTCCTTCTAGAGAAATGAGTTCCATGAAATCAAAGGGATTTTTAGAATTGAATATGGGCTGCTGTCCAATCTGTTTCAGCAGCCTATCAGACACGTACTCGATGTATTCCGACATCTTTTGCGCGTTCATGCCTATGAGTGAACACGGCAGGGCGTCGATGATGAACTCCTTTTCGATCCCCACCGCCTCGCGCACGATGGCTTGGAGCACGTGTCCCGAAGGTTTGTGGCGGAGCATTTTGAACAGTTCCACGGCGAACTCCTGGTGCAACCCTTCGTCCCGTGAGATGAGTTCGTTGGAAAAGGTGAGACCTGGCATGAGGCCCCGCTTCTTCAACCAGTAGATGGCACAGAACGACCCAGAGAAGAAGATGCCCTCGACGCACGCGAACGCGAACAGGCGTTCCGCGAACGGGCGACCCTTGTCGAACCACTTCAAAGCCCAGTTCGCCTTTTTCTCGATGCACGGAATGGTGTTGATGGCGTTGAACAAGTGCATCTTTTCCTTTCCATCTTGAATGTATTTATCTATGAGTTTACTGTACGTCTCCGAGTGCACCATCTCGTTGTGGCACTGATAGGCGTAGAAGGACTTCGCCTCCGAAGACCTGACTTCGTCGGCAAAGTTGTTGTTGATGTTTTCGAACACGATGCCATCCGAACCCGCGAAGAACGCCAACACGTACTTCACGAATCGCTGTTCGTTCTCGGACAACCCTTTCCAATCCTCCATGTCCCGTGAGAAATCAATCTCCTCCGCGGTCCAGTTGGACATCTGCGCCTTTTTGTACAGACTCCACAGGTTTTCATATTTCAGCGGAAACAGGGTGAACGACCCCTCGTCGTCCAGCAGTGGTTCGTATTGGTCTTGAATGAAGTCCTCGAGGTCGAAGAAATTTCCCAGGTGCGTGCCATCCTTGAAAATCTGTGGGTACGCGTCAAATGCCCCACCACAGAGTTTCTCTAAGTCCACTTTTTCTATCATAATCTTTTCGTGGGTCAGCCCCTCGGACTCACACAACTCGACGGCGCGGTCGCAATACGTACATCCCTCTTTTGAATAAATATGAATCCTCATCTGACACCTGAAGTATAATAGTTAAATATTTTTAATTGACCTGATAGTAAAGAAAAATGATCAAACTCACAGAAATACAAGTCGATGACATTGTCAAAGCTATAGTTAAAGAACACGACAACGACCTCGAAGAAGCGACGTACGGAGTGGTGCAGATGAACACAGGGCACGTCCTCGGCGTGCGCTACCTCAGTCAGACGGAGAAGATTTACAAGAACGCGTGCGTGTACGAGTTGGACCAAGAGATGACCGCGACCCCCTGCGAAAGTTTGTGCGAACACTATCCGACGGGGACGACGTTCGAAGATCTCGAGATAAAATGTTTAGGTTCGCCGTACTACGTCTTTTATGCCGAGGTTGACATTGAAGACGACGATAGCGAGATATGGGAGGACGACGGGAGCGACCTCGAGGACTTCATCGTTCCAGACGAGGACGTGAGCGAGGAAGAATCCTTACCAGACGGCCATCGCGAGATCGACCGCGCGTGGGACAGCTGGGAGCCCAGGAGCCCAGGGGCGCGAAGTTTCAAAGACACCGTGGACATGATTGAAATGCGCGCGAGACGAAGTTTGGATGAGCGTCACTTTGCGTCGTTTTAAAACATCAGCTCATTCAAATGTTGGCAGCTATATGGGAAGATTTAAACACGCTTCTCCAAAACAAACACAAAGAACACAAAGAAGAACATGAACACGCGGCAAATAACTACGAGTGCGTGGAGTGCAAGGGCACCAAGGTGATCGCCCCCGAGGGCTTGCCCGTGTGCACGCAGTGTGGTCTCGTGGACGACAAGTACATCTCCGACGTCGCGGAGTGGACCTCGGGCGTCTCCGAGGATGGGAAAGTCTCCGACCCAGCACGCTGTGGCGCCGACGCGCACGCGAACCCGAACCTGTACTCGTCGCAGTGGGGGAAGAGCACCGTGATCAGCACGTCCAGGGGATCGTCCACGTACAAGAATCGACGCATGGCGACGATCAACTTCCACATGGCGATGAATCACAAAGACCGAGGTCTGTACCACGCGTACAAGCAAATCGAGGAGGCGTGCGCGACCCTGCCCGAGGTGGTCATTCGAGACGCAAAGATGATCTACAAAACCTTCAGTGAACGAAAGCTGACCCGGGGTGCCGTGCGGCTAGGCATCAAGGCTAACTGCGTGTTGTACGCGTGTCGACTCGCCAACTACCCGAGAACGACCAAGGAAATCGCGGACATGTTCAACGTGCAGTCCAAAGACATCAGTCGCACCGCGGAGATGTTCAAGAGCGTGTTGTTGACCACGAACGAGGACAACGGCACCACGCGCCCGGTCGACGTCATGAATCGCCTCATCAACGGGTTTGAACTCGGAAGGGAACATCGCATCGCGTGCAATAAAATGTGCCGCGACGTGGAGGACTGCGTGGAATTGATGAGTAAGACACCAAACAGCATCGCATCTGCTATAATATGGATTGTCACCGGCATTCCAAAGGCTGATGTGTGTAAACAGTGTTCAGTGTCCGTGCCCACACTCAATAAAATAGAAAACATCATTCGAAAATACTTAGAGGCGAAAGCCGTTTAACTTGTAATGAAACTTTTTGTTGCTACACCATGCTACGGCGGTCTCTGTCTCGAGCGATACATGGCCTCTATGATTAAACTCCAGATGGAACTCATTCGCGAAGGGATTCAGATGTATTTCGACACCACGGAGAACGAATCGTTGGTCCATCGCGCGCGAAACGTGGCCGTCGGTCGATTCATGCAAAAGACTGACTGCGACTTTTTCTTGTTCATCGACGCCGACATCGATTTCGACCCAAAGTCCGTGGTTCGTCTTCTCCGGGCGAATCGCGACATCAGCGTCGCGTGCTACCCGAAAAAGGTCGTCATGTGGGACCAGGCCAAGGACGCCATCAAACAAGGGGACGACCGAGACATGGCCATGTTAAGCAGTTCGCTCGTCATCAATTTTGGCGCCCAACGTCGCTCGGTGGACAATGGCATGATTGAAATCCTCGACGGACCGACGGGGTTCATGATGATTAAGCGAGAGGCGTTCGAACGCATGCACGAACACTACGCCAAGGAGTTGGACTGCGTGAACGACCATCAAAACAGAGACTTTGACACGTACTGCGCCCTGTTCGATTGCATGATCGACCCAGTGACGCGTCGTTACCTGTCCGAAGACTACGCGTTCTGTCGACGCTGGCAACAGATGGGTGGTAAAATCTACGCCGACATTCAGACCACGCTCGGACACGTTGGAAACTTGCCTTTCAACGCGTGCATGGCAGAGAGGCTTAAGGCTTAGATTTGTTTTAATACACATAAGATGAGACTCGTCACTCTTCTCGTGACACGTTCGAAGTCATGTCACGTAAAAACCTTACACACCGTCATGAAGTTGAACATTCACTGCGTTCGTCGTGGATGGGCCAATGAAATCATGTTTTGCAACGACGACCCATTCAAAAAGGCGGAGGCTGTGCAAAAGTTGATGAAGATGTACGACCGCATCGTGTTCATCGATTTCGGCATCAACCTCGACGAAAAGACCATCGAACAGGTGTTCGAGACGCACGAAGGGTGTGGGTGCCTGGTGTTCCCCGCAGCCACGGAGGGCATCGATTGGGACATGTTCAAGAAGAAAGTGCTCGAAGACTCGCAGGAACCCGTGCATCAGATGGGCCTGCACTTCGACACCGAGGTGGGACAGAAAATTAAAGACGACCTGTACCACGTGAAGTCCACAAATCCCAGATGCTGGATGATGGTGTGCAAGACGGCGAAGAAAAAGTTGGGGGACACAAAGTTGACGAATTACGACAAAATGTTTGAAAAATTAAAGGACTATGGAGTTAAAATATACGCATGGACCGCGGCCCAAGTGGTGGCCACCTACGCCCACGAATGCATATCTAACATCATGAATGCCGCAGGCGTTCGCGCCACGGCATAAAGCGACGCCGCGTTTCTCGTGTAATGGACAAACACGTCATCGCCTATATTCACCAGGTCTGGGGATCGAGGGACCGTTTCCCCGGACCCCAGCCCATAAGCATCGAACGCAAACATTTCCCCACGCTCCGAAACAACGCGTACGTCGTGTGCGAGAAGACCGACGGAGAGCGGTACATGCTCGTGGCGACGCGATGGCAGGGGCGGAACGTGTCGGTGTTCGTGAACCGCTCGTTTCACATGTTCGAGACGAGGGTCAACCTTCCGAAAAACGCGTACGAGGGCACGATTCTCGACGGGGAGCTGTGCGACGGTGGCCTCTATCTGGCCTACGACGGCATCACGGTGTGTGGACGACCCGTCGGGCACATGAACTTTCTCGATCGCTACGAGATCATCGAACAGTGCATCAAGCGCATCGTCGCCATGAAATCCGACCCGTACCGGGTGCGTCTCAAGATATTTCACCCCCTCGCAGATTTCCAGACGTTTCAGACAGAGCACCTGCCCCGGGTGCAACAGCGGGTCGATGGTCTCGTGTTCACCCCAGTGTACGAACCGGTGAAGATGGGCACGCACGAGACGATGTTCAAGTGGAAACCCAAGGACCACAACACCATAGATTTTCAAATGAAGAGGGACCCGTACCGCCCAGGGGTGTGGCGTCTGTACATCCAGGAGAAAGGGCAATTGGTCTACGAATCTGAGATTCACAATTACGAGGAACCGTGGTTCAGGGAAGACGCCATCGCGGAGTGTCAGTACATGACGGAAGACGTGCCCATGTGGTGGCGACCACTCAAGCTGCGAACGGACAAGACCCACCCGAACAATCGACGAACGTTTTATAGAACCTTAGTGAACATAAAAGAGGACATACAAATGTCTGAGTTTAATACTATAGGATGAACAGAATTGCTATTGATATCGATGAAGTCCTCGTGCCTCTCCTAGACCCCCTCGCACGCTTTCACAGACGAAAGTTACCACAGCACGTCAACCACCCGTACGTGTTTAGAGACATCTTTAAATGCAGTGAAGCTGAATCACAAAAGATGATTCAAGAGTTTTATGATTCACGAGAATTTGCAGAACTTCGACCGATGAAGGATTCCCAGTACGTCCTCTCGAGACTGTCGAAGAAAAATACCATCTACGCCGTCACGGGTAGACAGGATTGTGTTCGACGTAAGACGGAGGTGTGGTTGAACATGCACTACCCAGGAATATTTCACGACCTCGTTCTGACCAACAGCTACACGCGCCATGAAATATCCAAGTCGTCCGTGTGTCGAGCACTCAA